TGTCAGAGGGGTATAGCCTGTTTCAAGACGATCACGGTACTTCTCATCAAAATCCGGAGAATACCACACAAGGAACGCTGGAAGTGCGGGACGTTGCCGGATACAGCGTAATGGCTTTAAAGGGTGGGCAGGCTACGAACGGACACTGGAATGGAGGTATGAAAACCATGGTCATTCCTGCGGACAGCGAGGGTAGACGTGGGGCGAAGAACTTTTACTGCTATACCCAGCACTGGTTCGAGACTGGATTGATGGGACAGACGGGAGCACAGACTATTGCGTTTCTTACAGGAAAAAATGAAGTGATCTGCTCTATGTCCATAAATAAAAGCGATTCTGTTGGTAATACGGCACATGTGGACTGGTTCGCACCACAAAACAAGAAGATCAAGACACTGGATTTCCAGCCGACAGCTTATGAGGGAAACCCGTTTAATTTAAAGATGGGTGGCGGTCATAATGATTTCTTAAAAGAGGGTGACCGGCTTCGGATCTTTTGGTACGGTCAGTATTATTACTTTACTATCCCGGAGATTAAAGACATGGCGTGTGAGAAGATACAGGTCTGGATCGGGCAGTGGGGAAGTAGAGATCTTGGAAATCAGCTGGTTACGCACAATTATTTAAAAAGTATCTGGTTCCGCAAGGATAACGTGGAAAAATACAGAGATGTGCCGAACCGGTATAAGTCCGGAGATGTGGTCTATATTGATGGAAATGATACAGCGGTTTATGTAAACGGGATGAAGCGGATGGAAGATGAAATCCGAGGAAGTAAGCATTTTCTGGTACCGCCGGGAGAGACGGAGATCCAGTTCTCCTACTCGGCATTTAGCAGTCCTCCACCAACGATTAAAGCCAAAATAAGGGAGGCGTATTTATAATGAATGAAATCAGAATTGCCGTACTGAATCCACATGACAGGGTGCTTGCATTTTTGGATAACACCCATCGAAACTCTATGCATTATTGGAACGATGAGCTCCATGAATATCTGCAGGGGACAGCGAATACATACGCATTTACGGTAAGTTCCAAACACGAGGATGCGGCGTATATCGTAGAAGGGAATAAAGTAGCCTTTGTATATAACGGAAAAGACTACTATCTGAATATCGTACATGTGGAAAAGGATGAATTTACAGTTACTGCGACAGCATGGTCTTTAAGTTTCGAATTGATCAATGAGAATGTGGGTGCGTACAAATCTGAAAGCGCAATGAGCTTTGAGGAATATGTAACTGCCTTTGATCCGGAACGTACCGTGCGGATCGGGATCAATGAAGTGTCAGATAAGCGGATTTCAAACGAATGGACAGGTGAGGCAACGGTACTGTCCCGTTTATTTTCCGTGGCGAATGTATTCGATGCGGAGATTGAGTTCCAGACTGTGTTAAATGATGATTATTCACTGAAAGAAATTGTAATGAACGTGTATCGGGAACACTCAGACAATAACACGGGAGTTGGGGAGTTCCGGGGAGATATCAAACTGCGGTACGGGAAAAATGTTACCGGCATCCGGAAGGAATCCAGTATCGAAAATCTGTACACCGGTATCCGTCCAACAGGAAAGGATGGACTGACTATACAGGGAATTGAGAAAGAAGAGCTGGATGAGAACGGCGTAGTAGAGTTTTATACACAAGGTCCAGATATCCGGGCGCCGCAGGCAAGGGACAGATTTCCATCAAACCTGATAAACAAGGAAGATGGATACATCTTTATGCCAAAATCCTACGATACGGATAACAAAGACAAACTGTACAGTATGGCGCTATCGGACTTGAGAACAGCATCTGAACCGGTCGTGACTTATGATGTGACGGGATACTTTGATACCGCTATCGGAGATACCGTGGAGATCGAAGATGAGGAGTACGTTCCTACCTTATACTTGAGTGCAAGAGTATCGGAGCAGGTTCGCAGTTTCACGAATCCGCAAGCAAACAAGACGGTATTTACAAACTACAAAGAGCTGACATCGGAAATTTCGGACAGCTTATTACAGAGGATGCAAGACCTTATTAATAAAAATAAGGTTTATACTTGCTCTATCTCAACAAACAATGGCATTATCTTTAAAAATGGCATTGGTAGCACTACTCTGACCGCTTGCGCTTACGATAACGGCGTGGATGTGGCAGACAAGCTACAATTCCGATGGAGCAAGGATGGACATGAGTTTTATGTTGGTAAGAGCGTTACGGTAAATGCTACGGACGTGGATACAAAGGCGGTGTACTCGTTTGAGGCTCTGGAAAATGGGATAAAACGTGGGTATTACGAGGTCACAATCACGGATGTAATGGATGGAGAGGATGGAAAAGACGGGGAACAGGGTCCGCAAGGTGAGAAAGGAGAGCAAGGCGAACAGGGACCTCCGGGTCCACAAGGCGCTCCGGGATTGGATGGTATACAGGGTCCAAAAGGGGATCAGGGAATCCCGGGAAAAGATGGGAGGGACGGAAAAACACAGTACACCCACATCGCCTATGCGAACAGCGCAGACGGTAGGACAGATTTTTCCGTGTCCGACAGTAATAGGGAATATATCGGAATGTATGTCGATTTTATTCCGAACGACAGCACAGACCCAACAAAATACGCATGGAGCAAGATCAAAGGCGCAAACGGGGAAAACGGAACACCCGGAAAGCCGGGAGCTGATGGAAAGACCACGTATCTACATATCGCCTATGCAAACAGCGCAGATGGCAAGACGGGATTTTCCACCACGGATGGTACAAATAAGCTCTATATCGGGCAGTATACAGATTATACACAGGCAGATAGTACAGATGCTGCGAAGTATACATGGACAAAGATCAAAGGCGAACAGGGGGAACGTGGTCCACAGGGAGTTCCCGGTCTGCAAGGGGTACAAGGTCCTAAAGGTGAACAGGGAATACAGGGACCTCAAGGAAATACAGGTGCTACTGGACCGCAGGGACCAGCCGGACAGTCCACCTATTTTCATATTAAGTATTCCTCAGTTGCGAATCCTACATCAAGTAGCCAGATGACGGAAACGCCGTCTACATACATTGGTACTTACGTAGATTTTACGCAAGCAGATAGCGAAGATCCAAAGAAATATGCCTGGTCACGCTTCCAGGGAGTGCAAGGACCACAGGGAACGCAGGGGATTCCGGGGACAAATGGCGCAAACGGCAAGACAAGCTATCTTCACATTAAATATTCTAATGATGGAGGAAAAACGTTTACCGGAAACAGCGGAGAAGATGTAGGAACGTATATTGGTACTTGCGTGGATTACAATCAGTCCGATCCTGCAAGTGTTGGATCTTATAAGTGGGCGAAGATTAAAGGAGAACAAGGTGCGACAGGACCACAAGGAGCAACGGGACCACAGGGGCCGGCGGGGGCATCTGGAAGAGGGATAAAAACTATTACGGAATATTATTTGATTTCTTCCGCAAAAACAGGAATTACAACGGCGTTAAGCGGTTGGAGTACATCAATTCCTACGATGACAGCAACAAATAAATACTTGTGGAACTATGAAAAATTTACGTTTACAGATAATACGACAGCGACCACTACGCCAAAAATAATCGGGATATACGGAGACAAAGGAACAACAGGGGCTACCGGTCCACAAGGACCGCAGGGGGCAACTGGTGCAACGGGACCGCAAGGGGCAACTGGAAACGGAATAAAGTCTATCACGAATTATTATCTTGCAACGGCAAGCGGAAGCGGTGTGTCGGCGTCCACATCAGGATGGACTACAACTGTACAAGCAATAACGGCGTCAAAAAAATATCTGTGGAATTATGAAGTTGTTACCTATACAAATGGTAGCACGTATCAATCAGCACCATGTATCATCGGAGTATATGGTGATAAGGGAGCGACCGGTGCTACAGGAGCAACAGGACCAAGTGGCATAATTGTATCTTCTACGGCTCCGTCAAATCCTAAAGTTGGCCAGTTATGGCAGACAGCATCCGGTCAGCCGATCAAGCGGTGGGATGGAAGTAGGTGGGTGATCCATTATATTTCTGTTGATAACTTAAACGCACAGACTTTAAGTGCGATAGCGGCAGATCTTGGAACTGTAACTGCCGGACTTATTAAGGATAAGAATGGAACAATGCTTATCGATGTTACATCCGGAAAGATTATTAGCAAGAAAATCGTGCAAGGAGCAGTGGAAAATGTTGCGTCATTGAGTAATGCGTATTTGGCTTTCTCTGGTAAGGCTCCGACAACAGATCGAGCTACTATGAGCGTGAACTTGCAAAACATCATGTTTACAAATGAAAATACGAGAAAAGCAACGACAATCCAGTTTGAGGATGAAATGATATATGCAAGAAATTCTGCATCCCCACGTATAAGCATATATGCGTATCGCAATTACGATTCCGGTACCGTGAAAGGTCCATATACAAGTGCAAACTCCGCTAATAACATCCGTATAGAACTAAAAAGAAGAGGATGTATGGTAACATGCAAGATCACAATGATTGCACAATTTCCGGGAAGTGGCGAATACGGGCCATTCAACGAAGTGAAAATTCCAGTAGGATATCGACCGGTTATGGATTTCTTTGCTCCCTATAGTGAAGTTTCAGGACCTTACATATTTGGAACGGGAAGATACGGTATAGGAAAAGATGGGGGGATCAAGATTTATGTGGAGAATGCCGGATGGACAGAACGTCACGCAACGTTCACGTGGATTACAGATGATTGATTAAAGGAGCGAATATGGAGATTAGAGCAAGACCGTGATGGTCTTATTTTTATACTTAAAAAACCGGAGGGAAAACATGACAGA